GGCCGACGATGCCGATACCTGACAGAGCGATGTTCTGGAATTGGGACGCGTCGATCTTGGTCGAAGCTCCGGGCCGAACAAGGACCGCACCATTGAAGAGGACGAACTGAGACATGGACCGGCTCCTTCTGGATTAGAACTTCGCGAAGATCGCGTCCCAGTCTTCGACCGTGGCGCGTTTGATGCTGGTGTAGGCACGCATCCCAGCCTGCTGGACCGTGTTGCGGAAGCCCTTCATGGCGAAGTAGACTTCGAGCGCGACTGCGCCTTCCTTGTTGTAGAGCTTCTGTGCGTCAGCCTGCTGCTGCACATCCTCCACGGAGCGCACTGGAGGGAACTGCTGACCCTTCCAGGTCTTGCCGGCAGCTGTTGGCTTTGCTTTATCGACCATTTGAGCGCCTCCAGTGTACTACGGGTCGAAAGGTACCGGAGAGGTGATGACGACCGTTCCCCCCGGGGCGCATTCTTCGGTCGACACCATGATGTCGAGCGACACGATCTTGGCTGCTTCCTGAGCGCCGTTGAAGTCGAACAGGCAGAGGTAGCTCAACGTGAGCTGTCGAAAATATCCGAACGTCGGGAACATCTGTGGATCGTGCTCTAGGACCTGCCCGCTGAGGCTCAGGTTGTGGATGTCATACCACTGAGTGAGCTGATCCTTGTTGCTCAATAGGATGAACTTGACCAGCGTGTACAGGAACAGGGTCAGGCGGTCGTTCGTGGAAGCGATGTAGATGTTCGTGGTGTGGTTCTCGGGGATGGCGAACTGGTACCGCGCCGTCGGTACGGAGTCTCCAAACCGACCCCAAGCCTCCCCTCCAGCCATGTCCCCGAGCAGGGCGTTCGAGGTGTCCTCCGACTCACCCTGCGGCTCGACCACGATGGCCGGCAGGCTGATGTCATCCTTCGGCCACGACACGTCGAGGAACAGGTTGTTGGACTCGCGCAACCACGCCTTGATCTCCTTGATGGTGTCGTCGCCGACCATCGCGAACAGCTCGTCGACGACGTTCTTCGGATCATCGACGGTCTTGCGGACCTGCCCGATGGCCCACCCGATGAGCTGTCGGAACACGAACTCCGGGATGCGCATGCCCGCAGGCTGGTTCTGCGGCACCGTGTAGTTGTTGTCCGGGTTGCCGATGGGGCGCTGGTCCGGGAACTTGTTGTCGGTGGTCACCGCTTACCTCCTGTCACCTTCGCGAGCGACGCGACCAAGATCGCGCGGATCTCTGACTTCAGCTTCGGGAGGGTCTTCTTGAGGATCCCTGCTTCCTTGAATCCAGGGTGCCACCACGACGACGTGTTGCTCTTCATCGAGATGCGACGAACCGTCGAGTACGAGGTCGCTCCAGGTGCCTTCTTCGTCCCGCGTGTGCTCCTACGGATGAGTCCAGATTGGAGACCGCTCTTGTGCTTGACCTTCTGGCTGACCTTCCCGTGGATGTCATCCCGAAGCAGGCGGGTGAACCGCCTGCGCGCCTTCTGCTTCATCGGCAAGCGGGTTGTTGTCGCCCTAGCACCGCTCGACCCCGGTGACGGAGCGTGCGCGTCGATCGCGGCTTTGACCGCCGCCGGCAGGCGCGTCGACCCACGAGAGCCAGTGGTCGTGTGCTTGAACGGGACGTCGATGTATGGAGACCCCTGCTTGGAGAACTTCTTCGCCTTCGCCAGCATCGCCTTCTTGATGTCCCAAGCCGAAGCGCCTGTCTCCATCGCCTGCGAGACCTTGGTCCCGAGAGCCACCGTGATCCCACCGTCGGTGAGCTTGACGGTGTCGGGCTTGTTGAGCCCCTCCGTGTAGAGCGGAGCCATCGTCTTGAAGACCCTGTTCGCCTCGGTGGTGACGCGGTCGACGATGAGCGCAGCGATCTTCGGCTGTGCGTCCTTGAACGCAGCCTTGAAGATCCGGCTCATCTTTCCGCCCGGCTTAGCGGGGGAAAGGATTTTCATCGACAGTTTGAGGGGCATCCTTGCTCTCATCTCGGATCAGGAAGTCCATCTTGGCGACTGCCTGGACCGGGAACTGGTAGTGCTGACCCTTGATCGTAGAATCACGATGGTGGTGGACGAGATCCAGCACGACGTAGCGCGGCCGGAACGAGTACGAGACGCTGTACCAGCAGCCAGCATCAGGCTGGTCGCTGGTCCAGATGATCGACGTCCCGTCCGCAGAGATGCTGTAGCTGTCGGAGCTGAACTTGGTGAGCGCGCCGGAGCGGTTCACCCAGCCGATGTAGTCGATGCACAGCGGGCTGTACTTGCACTTGTCGGACGTCGTGCCTGACTCGCGCACGAGGCGCTCGGTGAAGCGGCTGAGACCATTCTGGATGGTCAGCCGGTCCCAGTAGTTGATGTTGAACTCGGGCTCCGCCGTCACCATCATGTTGCCCATGTCCCAGCGCCCGTACGCGTAGAAGCTCTGGTTGAGTCTGATCCCCTGCATCAGCATCGGCGTGCAGATCGGGTCGACGTAGATGAAACCGAGACCGTTGTCGCAGACCTTGCAGTTGATCGCGTGATCGCGTGGAGCGAGATTCCCGATCGGGAGGTTCGGGCAGAGCACTGCCTTCTCCCACAGCACCTCGTACCCCTTGTCCGCGATGAACCGTGTGAATGCATCGCGATCGAAATCGACGGTGTTCGATTCGAGCCGCGAGTCCCACGCTCCGGCAGGAGACGGAACGCCGCCGAGGCTGACGCCACCGGTAGTCGTGACTCCTCCTGTCCGAATGATCGGCATTGCTAGACGCTCGCCATGACCAAGCCGAGGTACGTGCGGCGAATCTGACCGATCTCGCCGGTGTTGTACTTTGGATCGACACCGAGGCCGACGCCTGGAATGCCGAGGTCGACCTTGTATGAATCCGTGCGTGCCTTGAACGCTGGGAGCTGGCGCGAGATGCTCTGTGACATCCCGTCGATGCCGAGGCTCGATGACGCGATGCCGATAGGACCGACGAGGTCGCTCATGAGCGTGAGGATCTCGATCGCGGCGAGCTTGCAGATCACCGACACGATCTCGCGAGGCACTGCGTTCTCCGCGAAGCCGGACGAGTAGTCGACCTCCCAGAGCTGCGGCAGGTACGAGAGCCCACCGAAGATGAATGGCAAGTAGCCGTTGCCTCCACCGAGCATCACCTGCGCGAGCGATCCGCTCGTCGGCACCAGGTGGAATTGGCCATGCTCCACGAAGAGCCGCACCCACTCCTGCGGGAAGATCTGGATCACCTGCCCCGTCGGGTACACCGCCCGGACCTCCCTCACGGACAGCGCCGGCACCCGGAACAGCTGCATGAAGGCGTAGTTCAGGTAGTCCGTCGTGAAGTAGTCGTGCTTCTCTCCGCAGACCTCGCGCTGGAGCACGTCGATGTGTGTGATGTCTTCGAGCTTCGAGATCGCGTTCGCGATCTTGTCCTCGTAGAACGCAGGAGGCAGCTCCTGCCCGTCGGAGCCGGTGAACGTGAAGCCTGTGAGGTAGTTGTCCTTCAGGTACTTCGCGGTCAGGTCGGCCAGCGAGAACTGCGGATTGAAACGGTTCGAGACCGTCTTGACGACGGCGGTCGTACCGCTGGCGATCTTGGAAGCCGTCAACGACTACCTCTTGCTCTTGCCGGTCTTCTTGCCCTGCGGCGAGGTGTCTTCGTCCGAGGTGTCGAACACCGGAGGTTCGGGCTCTGGAGCTGCCTGGGGCTGCGCAGCAGGCTCGTGGAGCCACTTTAGGCCCCGGAGGAGGGGAAGCTGGTCCTCGTCGACCTCCAGCTCCGCCAAGCCATCCCTAGAGAAGCTCACGCTACCCCACCGAGTGCTGACCGTGTCGCCTCGCAGGTCCATCGACCGCAGTTTTGCCTTGATCTTCGCCATGGGGGGTCCTCCGGGCTCAGACTACAGCAAAGCACCTCAAGCATCCAGACGCACGAAAGCCGCCCGGAGGCGGCTTCGTACGAGGTGGGCCTTGAACCGCACCTCCTCAGCCCTTCACGGGCAGAAGACGGTCTACTCGTCGCCGACGTTGTCGAAGATGACGAACTTCCGAGTCGCGTAGATGATCGGCATTCCATAAAGCAACATGGCCCACCGGATTGAGAGCGCGATCGTCGCGAGCGGGATCTTCATCATCGGCGCGAGCTGCCGGAAGGAGAGACCCTGCAGGTTCATCTGCTTCAGGTACGCCTTCGACGTGTTCGGCAGGTAGCGGTTCTTGTCGACGAACACCGTGGTCGCGGAACCCGCGATGCGCGGCACCTGCCACATGAACTGCTCCGTGCCGGCGACACCACCCACCACCGGACAGCGGTAGATGTTGTAGCCTGTGGTCACGTCAGCCGAGTCGGCACCGTTCGTGATGGTGTAGGTGATGTAATCACCAGCCGCCACGACCGCCGCGGTCGAGGTCGCGCCCGCGGCGCTCTCACCGAAGCGGTTGACGCTCGCGACGCGGTAGCGCCACGTGCCGACATCCGCCAGACCGAACAGCGAGTCCGCGAACGGACCAGCGGTTGCCGCCGCGACACCGGTCGAAGCGACCGGAGCACGAACAGCGTTCGCGCTCGCCGGGGCGTTCTTGAC